TAAATCTAGTATTGTAGTGGGAATACTTGGAGCCATATTAATGAGCCAAGGAATTTGGCTATGGCTACCGTTTTAAAATGGATTATCATATTAGGGTTATTAATTACTCTTACCGCATCTAGTCAAGAAAAAGTAAACGAAACTTTAATTTGTGTTAAATGGCAATGGACTGGTGATGTTTTTAACAGAAAAGTATATTGCATAGAATGGGTTAAAAAAGATTGTTCTAAACGATTATATAAAGATTTATGTAAACTAGGAGTTTAAACATATGGATCTTATTGAGAATATTATGAAGTTATGGCCTGTATTTTTAGGATTTATAACTTTAGTAGTTGTACTAGCTAAGGCTGATAATCGTATAGCCGTATTAGAAGAAAAAGTTCGTACTTTATTTGATCTTTTCAATAAGAAATAGTTTACGCACTTATATTTTGAAAGCGTTTAAATATGGATCCAATTACAATAGGTCTTGCTTTTAGCGCTGCACAAAGTGCCGTAAGTCATATCAAGCAAGCTATAGCACTAGGTAAAGATGTAAATAGTCTTGTAGGTCAGTTTAGTAAGTTTTTTGAATCGTCAGATTCTATTCACAGAGCTAGAACTCAGCAAAAAGCCAAAGCACAAATGCTTGGTAAGACAGATGCAGAATTAGGCAAAGAAGCATTACAAATTGCTATGCATAGTGATGCACTTCGCGAACAAGAGCGTGAATTAAAAGACATGATTATTTGGCAGATGGGTAAACCTCAAATCTGGGAACAAATGATTAAAGAACGCACTCGTTTATTTAAACAACGTGCAGAAGCTGAGCAAGCAGAAAAAGAAAGACAACTAGCGCATAAAAAGAAAATGGCAGATATGTTTTTATTTGCTATGTATTTTATAGCAGGATCTGTTGTATTGTTCGCTGTAGCAATGGGTGGAGTTGGTATTTACGGAGCTATGGAAGAGAAAAAAGCTTATGAAGCAAAAGTAATTCAACGAAATGCAGTTATACGACAACAACAAAAAGAACGAGATAGAAAAGAACGAGAAGAAAGAGACAAAGCAGTTGCTGGAGGTTAAACTATGTATTTCAACATAATCATTACATTTAATGATTTATTATTCTTATTTGCTTTAATGCCGCTACTTGCTGTATTTTGTGTTATGTTTAAAGATTATTTAAACGATAAAGATAGGTATAAATAGGAGTAACAATGGCAGCAGAAGATTATGCAAAACTAAGTGATAGTGAAAAGAAAAAAGAAGATTGGATGAATTCAAAGTGGCGTCCAATGATGGGCTGGATTTATATGTTGACTTGTATAACTGACTTTATTATATTTCCTATTTTATGGAGTATGTTACAAGCAGCAATGAAACAACCTATTACACCCTGGCAACCTATTACACTACAGGGTGCAGGATTATTTCACTTGTCTATGGGTGCTATTATTGGTGTAGCAGCTTTTGGTCGTACACAAGAAAAGTTAGCAGGAGCTCAAAATGGCGGTGCAACGATTACAACAACAGGACTTCAGGCCGGGACAACAACACCTGGCATATTTCAGGCAACACGAGTACAGTCACCAACAATCCCAAGCGGATTTAATGGAACAAGTGCCAGTGATTTTAATCAACCACAGGTTAGAGTTGGATTCGGTGGAAGAATGGCACCAGAACAACCGCCTTACCCTCAACTATAATGGTATTTAAAAATGGCAACAACAAGATCAACAACTGCAACAAGCCCTCAACTTTCAGAACGAGTAGCTACCCTAGAAACAAAAGTAGATAATATTTGTGATAAGGTAGGAGAGCTAAAGGCTGATGTAAAAGAGATGCATGATTGTTTAGATAAAACTAGAGAAGATTTAATAGCAGAGTTAAAAGCTATGAATCAACTTAGTACTGAACAACATGAAAAATTGGCTGAAAAAGTAGGTGATTTAGAAAAATTTAAAGCTAAAGGTACTTACTTAATTATGGGTGCAATAGCAGCACTTGGATGGGCAGCAGGACATACTAGTGCCCTTGGACTTTTTAAATGATAGGAAACAGTATGAAAAAATTATTTTGGACAAGTTTAATTGTTCTTGGATTTACTACTGGTGCATATGCAGCAGAAACTAAAAAAGTTTGTCATGACGAAACTAAAAATGGCAAAACCGTAAAAGTTTGTAAACAAGTTAAGGTTCATAAAAAACTAGAAACTAAATAAATAGTCCTATACTGGCCTATTTAACTTAATAGGCTGAATTTTCAATCAATTAAGGAAGTTTATGGCAAGTGGTAAAAGAGCAAGACGTATTGATAATGTAATCGAGTTGAAGAAAAATCCTGTTGCTTATGGGTTTCAAGAAATTAAACCTCTCAACTTTATACAAGCTGAATATTTAAGAGCAATTCAGTCTAATCAAGTTGTATTTGGAGTAGGAAGTGCAGGTACTGGTAAAACATACATTGCTGCTACTTATGCTGCAGGTGAGCTATTTCATAAACGAATACAAAAAATTATACTTACTCGACCTAATGTTGAAACTGGACGTGGACTTGGATTTTTACCAGGTACACTAGAAGAAAAGTATGCGCCTTATTTAGAACCTTTTGATAGTGTATTCTCGCGCAGCCTTGGAAAAGGTTTTTATGAATATGCACTAAAGTCAAAAGACATTGAACCAAAACCATTAGGATTTATGCGCGGATCTACTTTTGATGATTGCATTGTTTTATTAGACGAAGCACAAAATGCTACACGAGATGAAATGAAAATGCTGTTATCACGCATTGGTAAAAATTGTAAAATGATTATTAGTGGTGATGTAGATCAAAGTGACATTCCTGAGTCTGGACTATCAGATGCTGTTAATAGATTAGATAGAATTCCTGGCATTGAAGTGGTAAGGTTTTTAGACGAAGATATTGTACGCAGTAAAATGTGTAAACAAATTATTTTAGCTTATAGAGATTAATTATGGCAGAAATGTATAAACCAACCGAGGGCATGGCCAGTGCTGCTCGTCGTGCATTAAAGTGGCATGAAGAAGGTAAACCTGGCGGTACTATGGTTGGTTTAGCAAGAGCCAATCAGTTAAAAAACGGTGAAAATTTATCTGCTAGTACTGTACTAAGAATGTTTTCATTTTTTAGTCGTCACGAAGTAGATAAACGTGCTACTGGTTTTAACAGTGGTGAAGAAGGTTTTCCAAGTAAAGGTAGAGTAGCTTGGGATTTATGGGGCGGTGATGGCGGATTTAGTTGGAGTCGTGAAAAGCGTGATCATATTATGAATACGCGTAAAGACTATGACGTAGTACAATACGCAGCTACTTTTTTATCAAGTTCTGACGGCTAAAAGAAAAGCCCCTAAGTAGCAATACTTAGGGGCTTTTTTGTTAGTTAATAATATTCCAGCGTGTACCGTCAAAAACTACAATAATACTTGCTTCAGTGCCAAGAGTTTTATCTCCTGATGTATCTAAATTTTGACTAGTACCTTTGACTTTTATGTTGCCTTCTACTTGATTTTTTATTACGTATACTTTACCAACTATTCCTAGTGGCAGTGTTATAGTAATATCTTTTTTAGTAGCGCCAATATAATAGTCTGTAGCTAGTGCAGTATAATTTGTTGCAGTAAGTTTTACACTTATTAAACTATTGCCACCAACAACACTTAATATGCCTGTTGGTGTAATAGCTAATCCACTACCAACTTGAATTACTCCAAGACTAGTAGTAGTAGCTTCTTCACATTCTATAGTAACTGGAACTATTCCAGGCGGTGTAGTTATAGATGCTGGTGGATTTTGTGTTAATGCTTTACCAGCAAATATAACGTTAGGTTGTCTGACGTAAGCCATAATAGCTTACGTTAATAACCACTGTACACCATCATAGATCAGTGTTAATGAACCATATGGAGTATTAATTACTGCATTTACAGCACCGTCAATAGTTCCTGCAGTTGGAACAATAGTAATAGGTGTTGCAACACTAGCTAAACCTAAACCGTCTTTAATGATAAAAGTTTGACCTTGAACACCAGCAGGTAGATTTACTGCTACTGCTACTGGTCCAGGTACTTGTACACTAATAGCGGCATCTGCACCTAAAACTGCTACTGGTGATGTTACAGCAATTCTAATTGCGGTAATTACTACACCACCAGCACTAATAGTAACTCTATTTGCACCAGTACCTGTGGTAGGTGTAACTACAATACCTGTACCAGCAACAATACTGGTTGGATTATTTGAATATGACATAGTTGTCTCCTAAAAATTAAATTATGCTCCAATTGGAGCCGTTAAATACTACTGTAATGCTGCCAAAAGGCACATTAATAGTACCCGTTCCCGCATCAACATTTTGAGCCGTTCCTTGAATTGTAATAGGTGCATTATTAGCATTTCCACTACAATCTTTAATTACATAGACTGTTCCTAGTATACCAATAGGTAATGTAATTGTTACTGGTGCTACGCTTAATACACATAAAAAATAATCTGTAGCCAAAGCAGTATAAGTTGCAGTTACAACATCAGTAACAGGTACTACGCCAGGTGTACCAGGCGGTCCGGGAGGCCCGGGAGGCCCTGGAGGTCCTGGAGGTCCAACAACTATACTGCTATTAATAAAAATATCATTATCAGGTATAAAAGGTTGTGGACAAAATGGCGGTATAAATGGGGCCATTGGCCAACCAAATGGCTGGTTTTGTATTTGATCCATTATATTCCTTAATAAAAAAGCCCACATAGCTTGTGACTATGTGGGCTATAATCACACCAAAATATTAACGGATGTTAGTATTTGTGTTAGTTGGGTTAGCAGTCAATGTGCCGCTTCCAACGTTGATAGCTTCATTAGTAGAACGAATTTGTTGACCTAATCCGTAAATTAAGTTAGCTAATTGTCCATACTGTTGTTGTTGTTGACTTTGTTGTTGCATTTGGTTGATGTTATTTGTATTAGTAACATTAATACCAGCTGTAGCAGCTTGCAAACGACTATCACCACGCAACTCAATAATTTCTGCATTTGCATCAGTCAATTGGCGCGTCAAGTTTTGTTCGTACTGACTTACAATCAATGCACGAGTAGTAGTACCATCTGCAACAATAGCACGTTCTGTGTTATTGAAACCAGTTAACATATTAGTATTAACTTGATTTAGTTGTTGTGATAACAACATTGCAGTTGCATTAGTAGCTTCTTTTGCAGCATCAATACGTGCAGCTAAAGAACTAGTTACGTTGTTGAATTGATTAGTTAATCCCAAACTTTGTTGAGCTTGACTAGCTTCAAAACTTGCAGCATTAACTGCTACTGATTTATCAACTTGACCAATACTTTGCATCAATTGCATATTAGCTGTAGCTTGACCAGTTACGGCACTTGCTCCACCACTATCGCCACCACCAAATAAACCGCCACCTTGACCTTGACGTAGTAAACTACCTAAAATTAGTCCACCAATTAGTCCGCCACCGCCACCAAATCCCAATCCGCCGTCTCCAGCGCCACTCATCATCATGCCGCTAGGTTGTAAAATTTCTGCCATGTTTGTATCCTTTTAAATTTAAAATAGCTACCAAACCTTTGGCAACTGTAATAATTATATCATAGTTGTTATACTTGTGCAACCTTATTTTTACGGCTACAGGAGTAGAAATGCAAGTTACTAAGAAATTATGTTCCTAAAAAGATAATTCCGCAAAACATAAATTACATTAATTTTTTAGTATCACTTTTTGCTTGTAAATATTCCCACACACTAGCTAGCATTGCTTTAGTTACGGCAATTTTATCTAGTACCCATGCAGGTACTGTTTCTTTATTAGCAATTATTTCATCAATACCTTGTATAGCACGTTTCATATTTTCAAGATTACTTTCAATCATAATAATATCGTCGCCTACATTACTATATTCTGTATTAGTATCTTGTGCACCAGTATCTTGTGTATTAGTATCTTCGTTTGTACGATAAACCCAATAGTGTCGTCTCATAACTTATTCCTTAAAAATTGTGAAGTATTATAATTATACCATTTGTGTTAAAAAACTACAACGCAATATTAAAGTGTCCACGAGATAGAGATTTTAATAGACAAGAAAAAAGCCCCTTAAGATTTCTCCTAAGGGGCTTTAATTATTTATATTTTGTTGGACTATTTGCTCGTCTTTTTACAGATTTTTTATATCTGCCATACCAGTCAGTACTATATGAGCTTAATTCATAAATATGTTGCATTTCTTGTCGATCTACCAAATGATTAACTATTTTTACAGGTCTCTCTGTAATAGGAATTAATTGCATAATTGGAGTACCTGCATTTAAATGAATGATTCTGTCACTAGCAGCAATAAACATATTACAATGTGCACCATTTTGGTCTCTATAATTTAACAGTCCTGATGGAACTGTAAAATTATGCATATTTTCTATATTATTCCATACAGGATGACATAGTTCAAATTGAACTCCAGTTTTTTCTCTAATTGCCCATGGAACCATTAATTTTGCATGAATTGAGTTTTCAAACTCATGTGAGTTAAACTGATTACGATCATGAAAACTAACACTAGTTTCTGTTTCTGCTGCACAAATATAAGTAAAGTTTCTGTTCTCAATCTTAATTATAATATCTGACCATAGTGGAATATTAATTGCTTTTTTATATAAGTCAATTAAACCATCACAACGTTTAAGTGTTGGTGATGGTCTTGGCACACCCCAAGTTTTTTGAGGATCTCCAGTTATAAGTCCAGGCATTTGTTTCCACCACTCTGGATAACTTTCTTTAGCTGGAACAATAGGAAATTGTTCATAAATAGTGCTGTTAGCAATATATGCATCTAATACTATAGGACGTAACCTAGAGATAATATCAAACATTGGTAGTTTCCTTATCATCAGGTAATTGTGCTTGTGCTTGTTTTAATATTTTTTGAGTAAGTGGATTAGCAGTTTTAGCAGGTAACTCTTGGAGCCCTGCTAAAACTGTATTTGCTTCTTCTACTGTTAATTCAATAGTAATAATTTTATCTTTTTCTGTCATTTTATCGGACAAGCTCCTGTTGTACAGTCATCGCCAACAATTTCATCAAAACTATTAGCATTGTCAATACTAACAGGTTTTAAGCTATGAACATAATTTTTGTAAGTTTGTTCGTCTACTACTTCTTGTGGAAGATATAAGTAGCCTAAATCTTTAGCTGTTTTTGTAGGATCGGTACGATAAATAAAACTAACACCAACATAACAATCCCAATTATCCAACAACCAATCAATAATTGCTGGAACTTCGCTAGGATCATAACTAATTGTTACACTAGTATTTTGCTGAGTCCATGAAGTCTGAATCAACTTATATTTTTCTAATTGATCTACTGCACTGTCTAAATTTACTTCTTTTCCGTTTTGTTTGTGGAATGGAACATCTGCCCACTCTACAGGAAAAGTAACTAAAACACCACTAGGATCAGTAGGATGATTAATTACATTGTAATTGGCTTCACGAAGTACTTCAACGACGGGGTCGAATCGACTAAATTGTACGTTATTGAATATGTACTTGCCCAAGGGTTTGTGTACGCCTTCGGTTGTGTCCATGATTTTTGACAGTGTGCCGCTGGGCTTGATACAAGTAATGTTTTTAGGTCTTGGTAACCCCAATTCTTCTGCCATGCCGATAGCGGCTGCTGTTGCTGTGCGTTTAAGGTATTCATAATCATATCCAGTCATATCAGGACGTTTAGCAATACCGGTAAGTCCGACTCCACATAAACGCAAGAAGTAGTTGTTGAGGTGCCAGGACTCTTGGAGAATACCATCTTGTAAGTTAACACATGTTTGTCGGTAATTTGCTCTAGCTGCCAATCTAATGGCTGTGTGAAGTCCGGCAGTGTCGCCTTTGAACTTGGCAATATCTGTTTCCGTAAGGTTACAGAAGCTTTTATTTCCGAGCAAGATCTCGACACATGGATTTGCTCCCTTAAACCAAGGTGCTCTGCGTAAGGCTTCAACTTCGTTAATAAATCCTGGCTCACTTCCACCTGCCTCCAACATTAAACCAAAAATTTTCTCAAGATCTTGTTTAAGGGGTTTTTCCTTAAATACGAGTGAGTTGTTAGACTGTTGACGGTGTGAATTGTTGTATAACCACCAGTCTTTTTTGGCTGTCGCAAATTCTTCCCACTCTGGCTGTCCGTAATCGAATAACGCAATTTCCGCACTGCGTCTGCTAGATAGGATAGTGCCGAGATGGTTAACAATGTCAAGAATGTCCATCCTAGTAAGTAGGCTGTCAGCTCTGCCATTAAGTATAGTTGCGATAGCGACATAGGCTGTACTAATTGCACTATCGCC